ACCGCGAGCCAGACGCAACGGCTCATGAAGATCATGGCGTTGAAGCAAATTCAGGCATCGAACCCGACGCTGTACGACCCAATTGCGATCGACACCGCGGCGTTGAAGGCGGTGGGTTGGTCCAACCCTGAGCAGTTCATGATCCCGCCAGAGGCGCAAGGCTCTCCTCCTCCTGAGATGCAGAAGGAAATGGCCGAGATGCAGATCAAGAAGCAAGACGCCGACACAAAGCAAGGCGAGGCTCAGGCTCGCATCGCGTTGGATCAGGGGCGGCTTCAGATCGACATGGCCAAGGCACAGCAAGAAGGGCTTGCGGGTGGCGAACAGCAAGGGCCGACTGAAAAGGACGCCGCGGATATTCAGATCAAGAAGCAGATGGCCGACGCCAAGGTGATGGACACCAAGCTGAAAGCGGCTTCGCTTCAGGCCAATATGCAGAAGGATGAGCGCGACAGTGCCGTTGAAGAGCAAGAGATGCTTGCCAAAGAACGGATCCAGATGATTGATCTGGCGCAGAACCTCGCGGTTCATCCTGAGAGCGAGGACGAAGTTATCCGGCTTCTCGGCAGTGTGATTCCGGCCATCACAGGAAAGCAACCGCAATGAATGACGCCATCCGACTTGCCAAGAGTGTTAAGCCCGTCGCTCGAGTAAGGCTGTCGGAAGGTGGCGAGCTCGAATTGCGCCGCGCAAAGATGGCGAAGGAAAGAGCTGGTGGACAGGAGCTCCCGTCTTCGAAGTTTATGCCAAACGTTCCTCGTCAGGTTCGTTCTGACGGCGGCGACGTAACTCCCGACATCCAGAATCCGATGTCGGTGTTTCCTAAGCCGCAACGCATGTTCCCCGAGGATGATCGTCCGGCGGGTGGGCAGTATCTATCGATGCCCGACAAGCAAGACATGACTGGCCACAAATCCGCGGCGGCTTCGATCGGCATTGGCAGTGGCGGGAAGCCTTATTTCACAGCTTCGAGGGATGCAGTGGATGAGACGGGCACGTCCGGCAAGGGCAACGCGATTGCCAAGACCAACCTGTTTAAGCAAAAGGCGGGATGGCGGTGGCAAGATGCGCCTGAAGGCCACGAGAACACCAACACAATTGTCTCTGTAGAGCACCGTGGCAAGCATTACTATGCATTGAACGCTCATTTCCCCAAAGGCGTCGATCTGGCGCGGTATGAAAACTTGCCTTCCGAGCCAAGGCTCCGCCCGACAACTCGAGGCAATATTGACCTCGGACCACAAGTTGGATCCATCTTGGTGCGAGGGAAAGAGCACCCAGTTTATCATCACGTCATTGTCAAAGCGGATGGCGGCGGAGTGTTGGGGTTAGCTAAGTCAGTTAAGCCTGTTGAGCAAGTTAGATTGGCAAGCGGTGGTACTCCACCTGTTACGATTGGTTCCATTCTCCAACGTGGGCAACCGATGCAACCCACAACAGCACCTCCAACGCCACAAGAAGTTGCGGCGGCTCGGGCTGACACGCGAGTTGGGAGCAATATTGTTAACCAACGTTTGAGCACCATTGTTCCAGAAGCAGATCGAGTTGTTGGCGGCACTTACACAGCGGGAGCTCCTAATGGAGGCCGTTGGGCTGATTCACCAAAACAATTTCTTGATAGCCCAGGCGTTGGGTTTAAAATTACGCCCCAAATCCGGCAAGCAGACAGTGCGCACAAGCTTGCTCTTGCAAACCTTAAAGCAGATCCTGACAGTAAGTTTCATCAAGCATATGCAAATAGCACTGCTCAAGCTCTTGCCGAGGCGCATAAGGGTGGCAATGAAGTATTGCAAAATCTTTGGGAGCAATCCGTTGGTGAAAGCTCTCAAGCCGCCAAGAATGCGGTGACGGAACATGACGTAAAACCTCATTTTGGATCGCAAGACTGGGACAAATCCATGTCATTGCCGTTCCGTGACCACCTTTGGTATGAGCTTTCTGGTGAAAAAATGGCTGAGAACATGCCAGAATTGACGCCAGAAGAATATTTAAAGGGCATGGATCTTGTTGGGGCAACATCTGCTCGTGCAGAACCAGGTGAAAACCTTGAAAGAGGTCTTGGCGTGCTATCCCAACATTTGCGCGGTGTTCCGGCAGACGTTGATTTAACGATTCCATCAACCGTAAGACAGGCTTTGTCGCGTTCGCATTCTGGTGGATCGTCAGCTTTGCCTGGGAACAAGACGGGGCACTTCTCTGATACGCTTGCTTTGACAGGCGGCGTACCAACAAGGTTTCCAATTTCCGTCAATGACGTTTGGGTTGGCAAAATGTTTGGCGTTCCTGACGATGTTATGTCGTCAAACCAGTCTTTACATGAGCCAATGGCGTTATATTTTAACAAAATTCGCGATTTGTATAACAATGTGCACGGTCATGAGCTTCCATTCCAATATCAGAGTTGGAATTTTCAAGCCCCTGCGTGGGTTCACCTTCGGAATGAACCATCTGGCGATGCTTATCATCAGGTTTGGGGCGGACTTATTAAAAAACTTCAAAATGCGGGTGTTCCAGGCATTGAAGGCGACAAAATAACTCGTGAAGCTTTTATGCATCCGAAGTTTGCCGATGCTTTGCGGCGTACAACGCCTGGGTTCAGAGCCGCACCTAAATCAACCGTTGAGTTTGGCACGACCCAAACCCCTGTTGGTGCCCAAGCGGCTGAATTATACCGCCATGCGGTTAGTAATGATGATCAAATATCGCAAGACCAGTACCTAAAAGGTCTAACAACCGCGATGTTCCATTCATCCCGCGGAAAACACCCTTGGGATATGCTTAAAAAGGCCATTACGGGGGATCTAAGCGGCAATTCGGATATCACGCGCATTACGGCACCCACCAGTGAAAGCCCATTTGACGCGGGTGGAACGTTTGAGGGGGCTGTATCGCCCAATATCCGTGTTCCTCTTAAAAATATGGATGATGAACAGATTGCAATGATGCATGCAATCGTCGGCAAACATTTAAAACAAGATGCAATGGCCACATCAGCCATTCATATGGCGGATCCTAACCAAAATCCACAGAATGGTTATATCCGCGGCCACTCTTTGTTTGTTCCAACAACCGATACGATTGAACCGCAACACATTCGTAAACTTGCTCAGAAATTGTCAGATATTGGCCATGATATGAGTTTTATGCGGCATCCAAACGGATACATGTTTGATACTAACCCTCGTTTTGATGATGACGGGGCTCATGGTATTGACCATAACAAGTTAAGACAAGCTGCTGACCAGTCATTAGGAAATTCATATCCAACTGGGAAAATCATGGCGCACGATTATAAATCTGTGTATAATACGGCTTCAGAATACACAGATCTTAAAAAGCAACTTTTAAAAAGGATACGAAATGAATTCATCGATCAATCGGTCGCTTCCGGCCTCTCACAAAGTGACGCACGGAAAATCCTCAACGGACCCCAAGGATCCAACGCTCTCACTGGCGGAGGCAAAAAAGCTTGGAATACCTACAAACAGAGACTTACTTATCTCACCGCATCCGAGGAAGGCTTCAAAGACCTAGCGTCGAGGGTGAAAGATAGTCATTCTGAATTTATTGATGATGCAACCAAGCGCATGTCTCGATCGGGGATACCGTTTACGGGGCCGTTAAGAACGCCTCTTCCCAAAAAGAAATCTTCTGGCGGTGGTGCTGAAGGCTCTGTATGGCATGCCTACAAAGAAGGCGGCGAAGTCGAGCCTACATTACACGAAAAGCTCGCCAAGCATCAAGAAAACTACATTCCTCACGACGATCCACGCCGTGGGGAGAGCTTGGCTGAGTTTCACAAAGACGCGCACCCAGATTTAAAGAACCCTGACGGGTCTCCGAAGGTGTTTTATCATGGCACTCGCGCTCTATATCAACAATCTTTACGAGACTACGATTCAACGCCGGATTTCCAAGAGTTTGATACCAAATCCAGTGAGATGGGCAGTCATTTTGGGCCACAAGAACAAGGAAATGACTTTACCGGATCTGAACCGGAACAACGTGGGCACATGTACCCCGTTCACCTGAACATCAAGAATCCAATTCGTTTGCAAGACAATGGTTCGTTTTCTCCTCGACGTGTTATGGCTCAATTGTCTAAAGAAATAGTGGAAAAAAGTTTTAAATATTTAGAAAACTCTGAACCACAAGAGGCACTTCAAAACGCTTTAAAAGAACACGGCCACGACGGCATTGTTTACTTAAACCGTCGCGAAGGTTTGAATGATTTAGGCAAACGACCAAGTCCGGAAAATCTAAGCCACCTCGGCGACGATGCGTTTAAAAAAGTTTATCCCGAGGCGCAAGACAGCTATATTACCTTTGATCCGGAGCAGATAAAATCTGCGTCGGGCAATCAAGGCACGTTTGATCCGTCAAAACCAAGAATGAACGAAGCCCGTGGTGGATTTATCCATCCGGTTCGTGCAATATCAGGCTTCCACATTGATACGGGCAAGGTTGGCCAACCTATGTTCACGGGGAGACTGTGATGGATACAGCAATTCACAAAGGTAAACCATTCTGGTCTGGCGTGTTTGACGCCAATGATGGGTTTATTCGTGAAGTGCATCCATACAAACGGGCTAAAGCCGCCGATTTTCATCATTCGTATTATGTTTCTTCTCAGTCTCAAGATGCTATGAAACAAGGTGACGCGGGGTTCTTCTGGGTTGACCCAGACGGGTCAGTGAATACTGATTGGCGGGAAGGTTCGGCACCAAAGCATATTGTTGACGCCATACAAGACCAGATAGAACCCATACCCCACAAAGACAACGGCGGCAGTGTGATGGATCCAGATACAGATGTGCCTCCTCCCCCAGGTGAAAGCCCAATACCAGAAGGCAATGTAAGGCTGTATCATCAAACGGCTGCGAGTAATATTCCAAGTATTTTAAAGAATGGAATAACTTTTGAAAATGCCAAAGGTATAGAGGGGCCAAAAGCTATTTATGCGGATGAAAAAGGTTTTTATGGAAAGCCTGGGAAAGTTCCTACTATTGAATTTTCAATTCCTAAAGAAAGATGGACACACCCGCCATTTGTTTTGGGAGACGTTAAACCATCAGAAATTGTTGCCGCGCATTTGCCGTGGCATGAAACAGTGCGTTATTTAGAAGGATTCCGAGACCAAATTAAACGCACACTTCAAGGTGAGCATGATGAATTAATGGACGGCAGTGGCTCAAACGAAGACAAGGCTGTTAGGTATATAAAACAAAAATACAAACCCCACAAAGACAACGGCGGCGGCATCACCGCATACCAAGGCGGTCCTCACTCTGTGGGTGAGGAAGGTTTCCTTGACGAGAAGATCGGCACTGGCGAGGGTGCACAGGCTTACGGGCATGGGCATTATTTTGCTGAAGCGGAGCCTGTGGCGCAAGGGTATAGGGATGCTCTTGCTCAAAAAAGAAACCCTACAACATCAATAAATGACCTTATTGGTCAAATGTCAAAAAATAGCCCTGAGAGTAGGACGCCTAAAAATATACAGTGGTATATGAAACAAGACCCGATGCTGTCCCCACATGCGGATGATAAAGAGATTGTTGGGCATATATCAGAGGCTTTAAACGGTCAAAATGCGGACGGGTCTGTTTCTGAATCTGCACTTGATGCGTATGGGAAATTGACAGATAAATTTGGCCGAAACCCCAAAGGCCACATGCACGAAGTCAGCATCAACGCGCACCCTGATCACTTCTTGGATTGGGATAAAACCATTGATGAACAGTCAGATTATGTAAAAAATGCTTTAAATAAAACAGAGTGGTGGCCTTGGACTGAAGAAAGAATTGAAGATCGTGCGGGTAGGCATGGTTCAAATCCACAAGGCCGTCACTTGTACGAGGATCTTGTTGAAGATTATTCGCCAGAGGAAGCAAGCAAATTTCTTCAAGACACTGACATCCACGGCATCAAATACCTCGATGCAAGCTCACGCTCCAAAGGCGAAGGCACCCGCAACTACGTGGTGTTTGATCCCAAGCGCGTTGACATCAAGCGGCGGTATAAGGACGGTGGCGAAGTAGATGATGATGGCATTACCGCGTATCACGGCTCACCGCACGACTTTGATCAGTTTGACATGGCCAAGATTGGAAAAGGTGTTGGGGAGCAAGCATATGGACATGGGTTGTATTTTACAGGGCATGAACCAACTGCCATTGATTTTCGTGATCGCGCAACTGCAAGCAAAAATATAAATGATTTTAATTTGTATAGAATTTCAGGTTCTAATGAAGAATTTGAGCCTCAAAAACAAGGTCACATGTACGAAGTCAATATCAGTGCTCATCCCGATTATATGCTCGATTGGAACAAGCCGCTGAGTGAGCAAAGCCCATATATTGTTAAAAGTATATTTGACGCACGAAAAGATAATCCAACGCTTTTTAACGTGTTTAAATCACACTTTGAAAAAGACTCGACGGGTATGGATTTTTATCAAGCGTTGGCAACTCAACACCCAAACGGCTACCAAGGGGCAAGTGAATTTTTGCAACGCTCTGGCGTTCACGGCGTCAAGTATCGTGATGAAAACAGCCGTGATAAAGGCAAAGGCACCACCAACTACGTTGTGTTCGACCCCAAGAACGTGGACGTAAAACGGAAATATGAAGACGGCGGTCGCATTGGCTACGACTATGGCGGCGATGTTGCTCGCGGTGTTGATAACCCAGGCGGTGCGGCAGACGCAAATCGTCCTGCAGGAACCTCCTCCTACGCTGAGCATAACCTAAACGCTGGATCCGGCACCCAAACCGCTAGCCCAAGCGGTGGCAAACTTCCTGACAACCGTCCCGACAACAGCAATGATCGTTTCAACATTGGTGGCGGCGGCGCACCAACTCCTCCTCAACGCGGAGACGATAGCTTCTTTGGCAACATGGGCGGCAACATTGGGTCTGTTCTGGGCGGACTTGCGTTTGGTCCAATTGGTTCGGTTGGCGGGAGATACCTCGGCAATCAATTCAATCAGCCAGACAATTCGCGCTTTGAAGCGAAGAACGATGAGTTCGGGAACCCTGTTGGCGGCGGTTGGTTGGATTTCTTGGGCTCAGGAAACCCTCCGGCCCCAATGACCAGTGACAATCGGCGGGATCCGATCA